TATTCGTCTATACCCACCACCAACGTCAGGCTCAAAGTTTTCTAACTCTAATGCCATTCCAGGTTCCATAGAAAAAGTAGAACGGTCAAGAACTAAACCACCCTCTAATGGAAAAACAAAAGGGTTAATACGAGACTCATCTGCCATTTAAATTACTGCTCTTCCCGAAGAGTTTTTTAAGATTACAGTTGATCTAATATACTCAGATCTGTTAGATAAAAGACTTTGCATACTCTTGATACCATCTAAAAGCCTTTGAAAATTTAATTGATACTCTCCAGATTCTCCTCTATATTGATACCCAAAAGCAGTTGCACCATCTACAATAACTGAACGATATTGCTCTGGGATTGTAGGTACATCTGTAGCTGCACTTAATGCAGTAGTATAGTTATAGTATTCATACTTTAAAGAGTACGCTTTATCTGGATAGGGATACAAACCAAAATTATTATCTGGGGTTCTAAATACATGAGTAGGTACGCCCCCTACATCAGATTTATCTTCTTGTTCAATGTACCTATTTAAATAGTCTTTATAATCTAAAACAACCAAGGATCTTCCTTGAGACCCTAGTGTAGTATTTTCAACAATTCTAAAAGTATCGTAATCTACGTGTTTAGCTGTTGCAGGTGTGTCGTATCTAGTTGTACCTGCTACAAGTGTTTCTGTTTGTGTAGCATGATTATAAGGCCAACTGTATTCACGAGTATTAATATAATAAATAGCATCATTAACAGCATTTTTACATTGTGTTTGAAATCCGCGAGAAGAGGTAAAACCTGCTTCAGTTAAAGCAACCTCATTAAATCTAGCTAAGACTTCGTTTGTAAGACCTAAATAATTATATGCCATTGTGCTTCCTTAACATAGTCTAAAGAGGCCACCCTAAAGCAGCCTCTCTAGTTAGTTTTAATTAAGCAAGATAATCACGAGTTACTTCGTTAGCAACACCGTCATTACCCATGTCAGAGCAGTCCATAAGAACAGCCCAAACACGGAACTTACCTGATGAAACAGCACCACCTGAAAGGGTAGCAATAGTTACATCAATGTTGTCATCAGCAACAGCCATTACGGGCTGATATGCTGCAGGATTCTGTGCGACTACTGCTGCTGCAGATGTAGGTACAGCAATGACAGGAACAACATCGGAAGCTGCAAGAGCAGAACCTTTGTCTGACAAAGCTGTAGCCCAATTCAATACAGTTTGGACCATGTACGGATTACGGCCAGGGTTTTGGTTTCCCCGTGCCGCTTGGAGTGTGTTATCACCTAATGCCATAATATATACCCTCCTTACGCTGCGTTATACTTGGCGTTAACAAGAGCTTCTGGGCGAAGGATCTTGCGGCCATATAGGTGCATACCACGAACGATGTCAGCAAAGCTGTCAGGATCACGGTAAGTTTCAGTCTTGTTGATTTGCTCTGCGGTTGCAACAGCAGAATCATGACCTGCAACAATAACACCATAGTTAGCATTTTGGTTTGCAGAACCAGTTGTACCTGGACCTGTACCAATTGCTGGCAAATTGCTTGAAGAATAAACACGGAAGCCGTGGAAATTATTCACTGCAAGACCATTACGTAGTCCACCTGATTCACCGAAGTCTGCATTGAAGAAACGTGAGTCTTCATCTGCAAGGAGTTCCATGAATACTGGATCAACTACAATCCACCGTCCAGCTTTGTCTACTTGTTGTTGGTCAAGCAAACGAGCCATACGAGCAACAACCATTGCTGGTGAAGCTGTAGCAGTTGGAAGTGCAGTAGCACCTGGCAAACGAGCTGCTAGTGGGATCGAGTGATCTCCAGCAGAGCCAGTTGTAATGTTGCCAAAGTCAGACTTTTTCAATTGCATGCTTGAAAGCAATTCATTTGAACCAGCAGTTGAAACAGCTTTAGAACCGTTTACAACATCATTAGCTGTGTCTGCTTGTGAGTGCAAAGATGACTGTTTGAAACCAGACAAGTAGCCAAGAACCTCTTGGTCATGCTGATCAGCCAAACGATAAGCTGCACGATTAGTTGCAAGATCCATGAAGTTCACATGTGAGTGAGCTTCTTCGATATCATCAATCTTAAAGGCAAAGTAGTTAGCTTTGTCTACGACCAATGAAAAATCTTCGTCATCAAGATCTTGTGCTGAAACCTGAGTACCACGAGCATATGAGCTTACGGAAATTTCAGGTTCTTTGATGATTTTAACGGTATCGCCTTGGGCAGAAATCTCGCCAAAATAATCTGAGTTGGTGATGTCACCACATACAGTGCTCTTGCGGAATGCAAGCTGTACTTTTTTGGAGTAGATTACGGAACTAAAATTACCGTTAGGTAAGTTACCGTGTCCACTTGCTGTTGTAAAAGCCATGATAAATCCTCCTGATAGTTGGCTTTGTTAAAAGCTAATACCAATAAGAGGCTGTTGTTTTTCTAGGGTGCATGTACTTAAGGTTGGCCAACCTATGCATACATGGGCCTATACTTGAACAGGTAGTTCTTCTAGTTTAGACTTTATTGGAATTTGGGTTAGAACAAAAGGTAGTCAGAATGAGGCTTTTGTTCTATATCCCTAGTTATACTGTTGAAATTCTATTTGTCAACAGTTATCTGGCAGAACCAGACACGTCATAGATGAATTTTCCATTGCGCATTGCTGTATTAATATCATCTGAACGTTCTTCAAATTCTTTGTCAGACATTTTTGCAACATCTGATTCCCGAATCATGTCGTTAGCATCAGCTACATCTACTTCCGTTCTACTACGTTTAGTAACTGTCTTAGCTGCTTCTTTTGTTTTAGCTTTCTTATCCTTAGTGGTAAGACCTTTGTCTGCTTTATACAGATCAATTATACGGACCACAGATGCTGGATCGTCAGAGTTTTCATACAAAGCATCACGAACCCACTTAGGTTGTTCGTCAGCCCAATCATGAAATCCGTCTGAATCTCGTAGCTCGTCAAAGTCTGAATGAGTTTTACGTATTTCATTTTCTGCCTTTACTCGATTAGCTTCTGATTGAGCCTCATCAAGTTCCTTAATCCGAGTGTTAGCCCTTTCAAACATTTCTTGGGCTTTCTTAGCTGCAATAGTTTCTACAATTCCAGCTACATCAGGATACTCCTTAGCCCACTCCTCTATGTCTTCATCAGACTTGGGTGGTATGATACCCGCTTTTTCAGAAGCCTTTTGTAGGTTCTCAAGTTTAGCATCCCACTCCTTTTCCTTCTGCTGCATGTGTCGTCTTAGATCACCATAGCGTTTTTTGAAAGACTTTTCTTCTGGAGATAACGTTTCTTCTTTATCTTTTGTATTGGCCTCTTTCGCTTCGGTAGTTTCTTCTTCAGTTGTTTCTTCTTCTGATTCAGATTCTCCTCGCTGTTCAGCTTCAAGACGTTTGATCTCCTCTTCTTCATCTTTCATTTCTTGTTTACGCTTCATGTAGTTTGATCCACGTTCAACAAATCCTGCAGTCTTTGGTGTTTCCATTTCTGCTAGTTCAGGCATATCCTATCTCCTTTATGTTGGGGTCAGCCGTAGCCGAGTAGCCTTATCGTTCCTAGTATAGGGTATTAACCCAGTTTTATTTTTTACTCTTTTTCTTTTTCATCAAGCCGCCTCTAGCTCTACCTCCTGAAGCCCAAGTGCCGCCTTCCTTTTCATACTTCTTTTTTAGATCTGCAACATCCTTAGAAGACCCACCTTTATCTTGAGCACGTTGCATTGCTTGTCTAGACGCTTCAGATTTTGCTCTAGATTTTGCCACCATTTGTTCATGAAAACTGGGTTCGCTTTTACTTTTCTTTTTTGGTTTTGGTGTCTCAAGCAGAGCTACATCTATACCTCCTGGTTTATATACACGACCTCCCCCTACGACATCAACCGTAGTTTTTCCTGTAGTAGAATCATAAGTCGGTTTTAATAAAGTGGGTTCTATTACAGTATCTTTTGCTGCGTCTTGCATAATTGTTTTAGTTTCAGGTACTGTATAAGCTTTATCACCATGTTTAAATAAATCATCACCTATTTGATCTTTTACATCACCTTCAAGCTGGTCTCCATCAATCCAAGAATCAGGCATCCAACCAATATTATTAGTCTTTATGTAAGTATCAAGTTTTGTCTGTAGCTCTTTTGTGTCCACACCCTGAGAGTTAAGAAGTCTTATATTTGCAGCAACTTGGGCAGCATTAGAGGCACTACCTAATTGTCCAAAGATACCGCCACCAAAGACTTTACCTACCATACCTTCAAGTCCTTCTTTAGGATCAAGAGCATCAAGACTTTGTTGCATTAGTACACCTGAGTTAGTGTAGTCATACTTATCCATCCAAGCATTTGGATCAGTTTGTACTTTATCATCATCATCGCTGCTGCTTTTTTCTTTTTCTATTTGTGGTGCTGTAAGTCCATAACCTTGAGCAATAAGTTGGTCATACATAGCTTGGTCTTTAGGTAGCATCAAAGCTATAACTTCACCATTTGGTCCATACAGTGTTACAGTTTG